GTTAGATAAGAATACATAAGGAGGACGACCAGTGAAAACACCAGTACCACCACGAACTTGAGTTTTACCTGTACCTTTAACGTTCCAGTTAAATCCTAAACGTGGTTCAAATAAAACTTGTGTTTTAGGCATTGTACCTGTATTCCATTTTTCACCATTTGCAAACGTCATTGCTGTAATAGCTTTATTTTCTAAAGCAGTGTTTTCAAAAGCAATAATGTTAGCTCTTAAACCAGCAGTTAACTTTAGATTTTTAAAACCATTAAACTCATCTTGTAAATAAAAATCAGTTCTAGATGATTCTAAAGTTTGCATTGGAGCAACTCCACTTGGTAAAGCAGAATAGCGAAGTTGGAAACGTGCAGGTGCAAAAGTTGAAGGAGCTCCATTAGCAGCTAATGATTGATTAGCAGCAGTATAGAAATCGTTCAAACTATTGAAAATATAAACACCATTAGATGCTGGGAAGAACAAGTTATTAGATTGGTATCTTTGGAAATTAACACCACCTACAACTGTATGTTTACCAAAATATTTAGTTAAGTTATTAGTAATATTAAATGTCCAATAATTTAACTTATTATCTGGGGTAAATGGATCAAATCCAACAGATGTATAAGTAGCAGATCCCTCACGAATATCAATTGTAGGGAACAAATTACTCATATAAGCTCTATCTTCAATTTGCTTGTCATAAGATACGATCAAGTTATTATGAAGTGTATTAGTTAACTTAGAGTTAAGTTCTAATACAGCTGAACGAGTGTTATCCTGAATAATGTATCCACTGTTTTTAAATGACATAGCGTTAAACTGAGTGGTACGGTTACCAGCACCTGCTGATTGTGAATTTGAAATGTTTATTTCAGCGGATGAGTTATGGTGAACATAACGAGCAGTAAGCTTGTTTTTATCATTGATGTTCCAATCAACACGAACGAGAAATTTCTTAGACTCATTAGTGTTTGAATACCCCTCCCATGGTCCAGTTGTATAGTTAAATTTAGACTGCATAAATTTAGAAAGTGAATCCATTGCAGAATATCTAACTCTACTGATCTGAGATCCTGTTAAAGGTGATCCACTAGAGATCCAAGTAGTACCAGGTTCTGTTCTTTCAATTTGCTCATAGTTACCAAATACAAATAATTTGTTTTTGATAAGTGGAGCACCTAAACGTAAACCTTGTACTTTTTCATCAAATTTAGCTGCTGTAACTGTAGTACCACGAGCATTATCACCTACATAACGTGAAGAGTTATCACGTTGTGTTTGATAAACACTACCCTCAATTTCATTAGTACCAGAGCGTGTTACAGCATTAATACCAGCACCTGTAAATCCAGATTGACGAATGTCAAATGGTGCAATATTAACCTGTAATTGGTCAATAGCATCAAGTGAAATTGCAGAGGCACCAGTACGACCACCAGCTTGAGCTGAAGATCCTAAACCGAAATTGTTGTTGAATTGAGAACCATCAATTGTAAAGTTGTTCATACGGCTGTCTTGAGCGCCGAATGAATTACCATTACCAAATGGATTGTACTTGGTAATACCATCAATTGTTCTAGCTCCTGTAATAGGAACTGAGGTTAATTCTCTACGAGTAAATTGTTGAGCAGCACCAGTTCTTTCTTTAGAAAAAATACTGTTACGGTTAGCTCCAACAACTACCTCTTTAAGAGCTTTTACTTCATCAATTAAAACGAAGTCAATGTTAGATGTTAAACCTAACTGTGTGTTAACTTCAGTTACTTCGCCTTTTTTGTACCCGACGAATGAGGCATGAATTGTGTAAGGCCCACCTACACGAACTGCAGGTAAAACATACACCCCTGATTTGTTTGCAGTAGTAGTGTACTGCGTTCCAGTTGGAAGGTGAGTAGCGTGAATTGATGCTCCCACCAACACTTCTTTCTTCTCGTTAACTACAACACCTGAAATTGCAGAAGTGGTAATTTGACCAAATCCAACAAAAGCAAGCATCATGAATAACAAGGATAAGACTGTTTTTTTCATGTGATTTGTTTTGGTTAAAAAATAAAAAAGGCAGGTACAAAGGTAAAACATCCAATTCGAAATTTCAAGCATAAATATGTTAGAGAACTTTGACCGATGTGGGTAATAATTCAGTCATAGGCTTGAAATCTGGGTTTTCAAGTTTAAATATTTCCTGTATATTTTGGAACATTTTAAAGTTTTTTTCAATATCATCTATGGTTTTTAATTGCCATCCTTTACCTTGAATACTATCACCTTTTCCCTCTCCACGAGTGGATGCTTTTAACCACAAGATACCAGTACGCTCAATTGCCTCGTTATGTGTTTCGCTCCATGCCGTTGCATAGGCAGCTAACTGTAAATCGTATGAGGTATGAAGTGAATTAGATGTTTTAATATCTAATAACCATAATTTACCTTGAAAACGAACAACTAAGTCGGCTGTACCAGCAAACTCATGTTTATCTGAAAATAAATGATATTCAGTTGCTACTAATTCTGGTTTATGTGTATTCCAAAATTCAGCAAACTTTAAAATCATTTTCCAAACATCAAGTGAGTAAATGGCATTTCCAAATTCATCAATCCAATTAATTTCTTTTCCATTTAAAAAATTATCAATTGCAGTGTGTACTTGAGTACCTTCGGCTGCTGCTTTAGAGGCAATAATATCACTATTATGTCCTACATCTTTTAACCATGAGTGGAAAAAGCTATTTTTAGGAAAATAATTTAAAATAGATGTTACTGAAGGGTAATACTTGCCATCTCTCCTATAAAACCTACTATCCAATACATTGATTTGTTTATTGTCTTCAGTGTACTCAACAATACGTTTAATTTTAGGATCTTTAATGACATTTGCATTTTTGTCAATCATAATAATTGTAGTTTTTTCTCGATTAGTGTCTTAAGATTAAGAGGAACTGTTTTCTCGAGAGTGTTAAGAAATTGTTCAAAACCAATTTCGTTAGCGTCTTTTCCTTCCATTTCAACTAAATACACTTCTTTACCATATGACATTAAAGTTTCAGCTTGTTTTAAAGCATCTTTTCTAGCATCATTATCTAAAGCAATATAAATACGATCAACAGAGGATTTAACTAACTTTTGCATTAGTTTACTGTGTAATACTTTACCAAATAAAGGTATAACATTACGTTTAATAGTAAGTGCATCAAATATTCCTTCAACAAGAATAATTGGTGCATCCCAATTTATATATAATTCGAACCCGATTACATCTTTAGCTGATGCGGGTGGATTTTTATATTTTTGAAGTGATGGTTCTTTATAATCACGAGCAATAAAATAATTTAATTTACCATTTTCATCATAAGATGGTATAATAACTCTATATTCGTATTTTCCCTCCTTACAAAAACCAATATTGTATTTTATAATATCGTTTTGTGTGATATTACGTTTTTTTAAAAATTTTAAAGCATGTTTTGCTTCAATTTGAGCAATTTTATCTTCAACTGGAGTAGTTAATGAGATAAATTCTTTAGGTAATTCAAGAGTACCTATTTCAACATGTTCCTGTTTTTTAGATGGAACAATTAAAATATTTAATTCATTAATTTTATCTTGTGGTGCCTTAATTTTTTTAAATAATGTAAGCAATGTTTTACCCTTAGCACCACATACCCAACAATGCCAGAAATTTTCACGTTTAGCGGTTGTACGTAAACTAACCTCTAATTTGTTTTTATGATGCGTACAGAAAGGACATTTAAAAGCATAGTTGCCTTTACTAGTTGATTGTCCTTTACCTAACACGGATTCAGTTAGGAATAGTAGAGCTGTATTCTCCATAACCTGAAATATACGAAATAATTTTGACTATAACAAGTCTTTAGTAAAGAATTTACCTAGTATGTTATCGTTATATGATCTATCCCTACCAATTAATACTTCTTCTTTGCATTGGTAATGCATTTCGTAGTATGTTAGTTCTTTTTTTGTTTTACATTGTCTATAAATCCAACATTGAAAGTTCTCTTCACCAAATTCTTTAATATCAGCAAGTAATTGCTTATTAGAACCCCAATATGTTTTCCAATCGCTTTCAGTACGAATTACCTCGTGAGTTGGTTTACGACCTGGTCCTGTTTGTTCAGCAAGTTGTTTTTTGGTAAGTTTATGTTTTTTATTATTCCAATAAACCTTTTTACCAATATAAAATTTACCAGTTACATTGTTGGTAATTTTATAAACAAAACCATAATATTTTTCAGGATCTATTACATCCCAAGTTTTCCATTTAGATATCATATTTCACAACAAATGTCATGTCCGTATCAGGGGACATCATGATTGGTTTACCTAATTTAGCTACAGCTAATAAATTGTTATAATCATCATACAATCCAATTTGTGTAGCGTAAGTATAAAAATCGGATCCAGTAGCAAAATCTCTTAAAGAGCCACTTTCATAACTACCTGTTACTAAAGTAGGATTATAAGATAAATTATAATCACTTGATTTTACTAAACAGCGCACTTCATTTTCATAAACGGTATGTTCGTTTTTAAATGATACTGTAAATGAACCTGTATGAATTACTGTTGGCATAATTTAATTTATTAAGAACAACTTGCACTTATAAGACTATATGATCCTGGACCTGAAACTTTAGTTATACTGCCTGATACACACCTTTCAGGTGCTTCAAAATCACTTAAACTTTCAGTTACAGGAGCACCACTACATGTAGTATAATGAAATACTGTTAAATCTCCTTTACTTCCAGCAAGACCATAAAGTGAACAAGTAGGAGCTGTTACAGTAACAGTAACTTTAGCAACATTACTTCTTAAATTTACAGAACAAGAACCAGCTATATCGGCTCCAATAGTATAATAAGCAATATAAGTACCCGCTACTGTTGTTGTTAATACAATAGTACCATTACTTGCAGTAGCAAAAGAATAACCTGCACCGCTAGTGCTACCTGAAAATATAATTGAGCTTGTATTTAATGTTCCACTTCTAGCATAATCATTTAATGATGCAGAAATAGTTTTTGGAGTAACTGTAGATAAAAAAGACCCACTATCGTTTTTAGCAATAGGAGTAAGAGGAAACATTAATTGATAATCTTGATTAGTAATAATAGCTAATCCATAGGCATAAAATATATTTCCTACATGAGTTTTACTTCCAGAATAATCAAATAAATTTCCATAAGCATCATCTTTAACATTATAAGCAGATGATGATAATTGAAAATTGCCTGGTAGGACTTTATTACCAAATACATTTTGATTAATTGCTAATACACGTATTCCCTCCATTGCTCCTGTAGGGAAATAATCAATTAAATTAGAATTATCATTAAAGATAAAATAAGATGATGTTGGGCGTTGTTGAGAGGCAGATTCGTAATAGATAGAACGAGCTAAAGAAGCTGTATTTAAAGAAGCAGTATATGCTTGATAAAATAATTGATTTATTTCAGCATAAATTAATCGTTCGTATTCTCCTTCAGTAATTGGATCATTATCTACAGAAAAGGAACCTGTAACATTTGTGCCTTTATAAATAGTTAAGTATTGAGATGAAGTTGGATATGGACAATAAGGTAAAGTCCACTGCTTGTTAGCGTTGTTTGCTACAACTGTAACGTCTGATTTGCTTAACTGTTTGAATGAAGACATGCATTAATAATCTAATTTGATCCTAATTAAGGCCTCTTTAGTAAAGTCTTTTGTTAATGGTTGACTTAATTTAGCTACAGCTAACAACTCATTATTGTCATTATACATACCTACAGAGGTAATAAATGTTTGTGGGTTGTCAATTAATGTAGTATATAATAAGTTACCATTTGCATCTATAATAGATGGGTTTGTTGTATAGTTAAAATCACCATTCTTTACACGAGTAAAGAAATAACGTGAAGATACTGTTTCAGATGATTGTAATTGCATGCTACCTGTAACACCATCAGAACCACTAGAAATTGAATTAAATAATTTATTATAATTATCTTGTCTTGAAGAGGTAGCTGTTGTTAATGGAGCAAAATAGCTTGTTAATGATACAGTAGATGAAGCAGAAGCATTTAAAACAATAATATCTAAATCTGGGAACATCATTCCATAATATGAAGAAGAGGCAGCAGCTGTATATGCGTTACCATTGCTTCCAGAAATAATATAATAAACTTCATTTTCACCAATAAAGCGAGTTAAACTTGTAGTACCACTATCATCAGTTAATTTAATAACAGCACTTCCGCTTTTTAAAGTTAAATTAAATGAACCTGGTAATAATGATTCTTTATAGCGAGAACGAGCAAAGTTAATAATGAATATATCGTTTGCTGTTGTAACACCATTATCAAAACTAAAGTTTTGAGTTTCAGTTCCGTATACTAAGTTTCTATACTCACCGTATACAACACGAGATGGAGTATACCCACCTGTAGGAACATTTGGGTTAATAATTAAAGAACCAGATCCGTATAAGTTACCATATTGAATAGCAAATTGTACAGAGGAACCACTAGCTGCTGGGCTTCCATTATATACATCTAGATAATATTCGTTTACACTTTGGCTATAAAATGTAGTTAAAGTGTTATTATCTCCTGTAAATAAACCACGTACTACGGTTTCGGAGCTAATTACTGAATCTTCTGGGTTATATCTTACAAATGACATATGTTAAATTAGATTGTTGATACTTTTTGAATATTAAGAGGAACTGTAATTCTAGCACCACTATCTCTACCAATTACAGTAATTGTAGTAGCTAAACTAGTTAATGTAGAACCAAATAATGTATTGATTGTTGTACCTGTAATTGAGAATGAAGTACCAACTTGAGTAGCAGATACTACTGTACCACTAGTTGTGTTAAGGTTTCCTAAAGGCTCAGTTATGGTAATACCTGTACCAGTAAATGTAGATACTAAACGAGCATCAGCGATTGTTGCTGTATAACCGTTTGCCTCAAATGTACTTGTAGCACCTAAATAATTAAGTGTTTGAGGAGTAATTGTTAATGAAGCACCCTGGCGTAATGTGATACTGTTATAACCCAAGTTAATAACTGGGAGTTTAGAAGTACCACGAGGTAACGTTACTAATTTATAGCGCATTACTTGTGATTCGTTTGGAATAGCCTCTAATACTGGTGTATTTTCTAATGCTTCACCGTAAAATGCAGATCCTGATGGGTGATTTGGATTATACAAAGTATAATCAATTTCATCATCAGCTAATGAAAATTGCGTAATTTGAAAAGAACCATCGTTACGAGCCAATAATTCACGGCCCTTCGTGGTTAATATTGCATCTACAGTGATCGTTGTAGGATTTAAAATTGCCATAATTTCTTTATGTTGTATATACTATAAATATGTTAAATTTAGAAGTTTCCACCGCTTAAACTATCTATCGCTGATTGTTCATTGATAAGTTTTTGTTTAACCTCACGAGTAATTGTATCGATATTTGCTAATACCTCAGGAGATAAGTTATTTGGTATTACAAAACCATATGATGTTTTACCATCACGTTTTTTAAACACTACGTGAGTATTTGTTTCATCTTCTCGTCTTGACAATACTAAAAATCTTTTATAACTTCCTGATATTAAGTCGCTGGAATATAAGTTAGAAAGGGGTGTATCCAAAGTAACTTGTAATAAGCTTGCAGAAGTATTTACATTTAATACTCTTGATTCTACATAAGTACTATCAGATAAATAAGTTAATATAATATCAAATGGTTTAATACTAAATGGATAATCAACATCCCCATAAGTACTATATAAACTATTTTCAGATCCAGTTAATGGATTAGGAACAAATGTATAATTAGTATCATGGAAATTACTTACACCAGGAGAAAATGTAATCACATTATTGTTTCCAGCTACTAATGAAGATGATATAGAAGCTGAACTAAAATAAGGGCAGTTTGTTGTAACATATCCAATTGATGGAGCTAATGACGATACATTTAAAGCACCTTTACTTATTGAGGCAGTAAAGTTATTTGCCTCTGTAGTTCCTTTAACTTTAAATTTAAAATACAGTATATCTCCATCCTGTAAATTAACAGAACTTTGATCTATACTAAATGATTTGGTTTGTGTAAAGGCCATTTTTAATTATTTTAACATTGAGGTACACCTGTATTAGTACCTAATACTCCACTTGTTATAGGATATACAGGAAGTAATCCAGATCCTGGAAGATATTGGGCTACATATCCTGTTACACTAATAGGAGTTAAAAGATTAAAGTCTGTGTAAATAGTATCTCCATCTGTAAGGTAATCTCCAACAGTATAATCTTTACTTGACCATCCTGCTACAGTAGCTGCACTACATGGATCAGATGCTAAAGAACCAGAGGTATAAAATACTCTATATGATGTTACAGGCACAACATTAGTAAATATTTGATCTACCTCAAATAATGGATTTGGATCACTATTTTTAAATACTTGAAGAGACCAAGTAGCATTAGCACCATCAGGTAATGTTAAAGTTAAATCAAGTGATGCTTGTACTCTATGATCACCTGATTCTTGAACTGAATAACTAGGTTGTGTTGTTGCTGTTCCACCTGCAAAGTATGAAGTACCTTCAACTACAGTATCAAATAATTTAGTTACAAATGAAGAAGATATTGGGTGATTCATTGTACCAGATCCACTAACAGTATAAGGTTCACTGTTATATGCTGTAGCTAAATAACTACCTAAAGTACCTGATGGTTCAAAATATATTTTTGGGTCACCACTACATGAGGCAAAGTAAAGTATTGGGTTATAAGTATAACCACTATCAAAAATAGGTTTAGTACCATCAACAATCTTTTGGTTACTAAACTTTTGATTATCAAATAATGATACATCTAATACTTCACCTGCTACAAATGTATTTTGAATTTCTTGCCAATGTTTATTACGTTGGTTTAATTCAGTTAATTCACCAAGGCTATTTACTAAATATTTTAATGCTACATTATTACGATTAGGTAAAAACTTATTAGCAGTAACCTCTGTAAATAAACCTATTTTAAGTACATTTTTATCTATTGCTGCTGTTTTACCATAAGAATCATCTCCTACATAATTAGCAGAGGCACTAGTATAAGTATTATATTTTAAACTAGATACTTTTACCCCATCATAACGTGATAACATATGTGTTTTTAAGGACTCATATGAATCTTGTAATTCAGCTGTTGTTAGTATATAATTTGGTGTACCGTAAATATATTCAATATCTCTTCTAGTACGAGATATTAAACTATTTGATACATTATTTAACATTACATTAAAATCTGTATGGTCAAAAGTATACAAATTACCTGCTGTAAGACTTGCAGTTGGAAATAGATAAGGGTTATAATTTCCTGCTTCAAAATAAGCATAAGTATCTATATAACTACCTGTAAAAGCACCATTATAATAAGCTGCTCTACTCCCTGTTAATCCTTGATAAATGTCAGTATATTCAGTTGTAATAGTAGGTCCTGCTATACTGCCTGTATTTACATCAACTTCAGATGTAGATGAAGGATTAGCATAAGACCATTTATTTCTTTCAAGTATAGGTGAACTAATAGTTACACCAGTTGATAAACTTGTTCTTGCAGGAACAAAATCCTGCAGCATTTTAAATAATGAATTATCAAAAAACTGAATTAAGCGAATAAAGCTATTATAGTCAGTTGCTGCTAATGATCCACTACCTAAAGAAGCAGTATATGGTAATTGAGATGCTGATAATGGAGATAAAAATGTATTTCTATCTACATCTAAGGCCGTGTACGAACTACTATATAAATAACCAGGATCACCAATAATATCATCTATTGTCCAAGAGGCACTTACAGCTACAATTGATGCTGAAGAGTAAATATCAATTTTATCTTGTGGAGAAAATGATATATCAGCATAATTTAAATCATTTGTTCTAAATAAGTTAGAGGCTGTTGGATATTCAATTACACTAATAAGAGGTGATAATACACTACCTGTTACAATACTACTAGATACAATTCTAACTTTGTCATTATTAAATTCATCTAATGTATTTGATTTTAAATCACCACCATATTCTTTAACAATTAAAGTACTACCTGTAATACCAAAAGTAGATACTAATGTTTGTAAACCATAAGTTGTACCCTTAGTTTTTAATAATAAAGGTAAGTTATGATAAATACGTTTATAAGATTCAGCAAGTAAATCCTTACGTGGTACTGTATTTAAATAAGAACCAGTTGAAGTAAAATTATCATCAAAATTAGCACTACCACTATTACCAATCAAGAAATTTAAATTACTTGAATCTCCATATTGGTTATATAATTTAGTACCTAATGATTCTAATACATAATATACTAAATCTTTAGATACACCTTTTTCTAAATTATTGTTTGCTAAATTAATGTCAGTAATAGCTGATAAGAAAATCCAAATATTATCAAAATAATGACCAACCATATCAAGAAAATTAAGATATGGTTCATTATTACCATCATCTTTAATAAATGATGGTACAGTAAATGTTAATTTATTTTGATTTATATCATCATAATCCTCAGCACTTCCTGTAGCCCAATCATACCATTGTTGTACTTTAACTGATGATGTAGAAAGTAATGGGTATGGTAATAAAGATCCTGTTTTTGGATATGGTGTAATATTATAATCTAAAGAAGATGTTAAAGTAGATCCACTTTCAAAATATAAATAATACTCAAACCCATCAAACCCAGCAATTAATTCATTTATACTAGCAGTAGCTCTATTTAAATCATTGAGCATATTAGGATAAAGAGAAGATGAAACAGTATATTTTGCAATGTCTGTTTTATAATCTTCTATTTGTTTTACCTTATCATAAAAGTTTGTTATTCGTTTTTTAGCTGAACTAAAAAATACAAAGTTATTAAAATCAGAATAATCTGTATTAATATCAATACTTTGTGAAGTAACTAAACTTAAAAATTGCTGGTATGATGCAGTAGATATAGTATTAATGCTAGTAACTAAGCTACTAAATGTTTGGTATGGAGTAGCTACATTATTTTGATTAGGAACATCAATAGCGAAATTAGGACCTTTTAACTGTGGAGCTGGTGGGGGTAAAATTAATCTGTCTAAGTTAATTTCAAAAACATATGGATTGATTTTTTCCTTTACTATCCATAATGTAGATTTATCAGAAATATTATCTGGTAAAGGTTCATATAATTTAAATAGTATTTCGTATCCACTTTCAAGTTTATTTAAAGCCGTATTAACAGCTATAGACTGTACATTATCTCCAAAGTTAATGATATAGTCAACAAAGTAAACTGAGCTTGAGTATGAATTTAAAATTGCTAGTGAACCACTTTCAATTTGTTCATTAGTTAAAGTAGTAGAGCCTACTCTTATTTCTGTTCTATCAGCAGATACTTCTTTTAAAAATAAACCTTGTTGATCAGCATCAGAAATAGTATTATTAAAGAAATTATATCGAACATTAAATTCACCTGATGAATAACCTAAATTTTGAAGATCTTTAATAGGGTCAATCTCAATAATAGGCAAAGATCCATTAACTGGATCCATGTATGAGGTAGTAGGTAATTTGAAACTTTTATAGTTATAGTTTATTTCTAATAAATTACCTCCAGCATCATAAACATAATACTCAATGTAATCGTTTTGTTGCCCAAAATCTTCTTTGATTAAAAATGGAGATAATAAATTAAGATCATCCACATTATAACGAGGAATCTCTTGTGTATTTAAAATTTCACCTACTATTTTAATATTATCAGCCATTACCTATTGCTTGTTGCTTTAGTTAATTCATTTATTGTTGTTTGGGCATCAAGTACTTGTTGCCTTAAAGCAGTAATTTCATCTAGTAGTGCTTGAACATCTTCTTGACTAATAGATACACCTAAATAATCTGCCTCACGTTGTAAAATAAATCGATGTGAGTTTGTTTCTCCTTCAGTTGGAATTTGATAAAATAATTGATCATATAATTCAAAAAAATCCTCAACTGAAAATGATAATTCTTCTTCACCTGCCCCAATTAATTGATTAAATTGAGTGTTAACTACTTTTGAAAAAGTATCTTTATCAAATACTGTTTTTTGTACAGGAATTTGAGACATTATCTTACAACTTTAAAAATATAATTGTTATCAAACACTACTGTTTCACCATCTGCCATTACTGATTTTAAAAGTATTTTGTAATAACGTTCTGGTTCCAATCCGTTCATATAAACATCAAAGTAGTTGCTTGATGAATCACAACTAATTTTAGTATATGAGGTATCATAATCTACGACAATTTCTTCAGTATCCAAATCTTTTATTGACCAATATGAAGAAGAAGGTAATGCTTTTTGATTAGCAAAGCTTAATGTAGTTCTAAATGTTACAGAAGGGTAAATATCTCTTACAGCAACTCTAAAACGTTGAACTGAATCTTGTTGATATTCACCTTTATTGTTATTTAATGTAGGTACACAGTAGCTAGAGGTAACTACTACTAATGAACCAGTAGTATAAGATGAATCATTCCATCTAAATTCTAATGATGGAGGATAAATAGTATGAGTAGTATCTGAGAAATATTTTAATTCAAATTTAGAGGCTGTTGTAAACTCTAAAGATGAAGAATGTTTTAAAATAAAACCATAATTAGAAATAACATTAGTGTAACTAGCACTTACAGCATTAGTTACCTTCAGTTCAATATCTTTTTCAGTATTAAATGTAAAAGATTGAGTTGATTGGTAAGTAGAAGCAGTATACCAAGTGCCACCACCAAAATTGCTTCCAGAGTAAGAACCAGTAATACCTGGTAAAAAGGTACCAGTTGTCCATTTTGTACTTCCTGATTGGTCTGTATATGTCCAGCTTACTCCATTTGTAGTTTGGGGTAAATTACCTAAACGTCCTGTACCTTGGTTCCAATCAGCTGCTATTGGGTGACAAAATATAGTATAATCTAATGGAATTGCAGAGGCATCTGCTAAGTATGCTTTTAAATAAACATCAAAACTAGATGTTTTAATTAGATTAGTAAAAACACTACTTATTTCGCTTGTTGAAAATTTAATTACAGGGCGAGATACCTCTTCAGTACTTTCAATAGATTCATATGTACTAAGTTCTAGTATTTCGTCTAATCCTGTATTTAAAGCAGGATAGAATGAATAAAGCGTTGCGCTTTTTTCAGGGAATATTTTATAAACGGCCATAGTTAGTAATTACTACGTATAAATATAGTAGCTACTAAACTGTTTTACGCCAATAAATGGTAATATTCTTTAAAGTGCTTTTGACGATCAGCTAAACCAATCGTACCACCGTTAACACATTTAGTCACGGCTAATACAGATGCATCAGAGGCATCTTTACACTTTGCTAGACAATTTTTAGAAAAAAACCAAGCAGCGGATAACAGTGGATATTTAGTAGCAACTAAATCAGGATTAGCAGCAATATCAACACCAATTGCTTTACCAAATGCTGTATAATTTTGCTTACCTGTTAATTGGATATAACCACGTCCACGAAATTTAAAACCTTCACCTGATGTTTCATCACCATTACCCATGCGAGATGCATAAACGCGATTAGCTATTTTTTCAGGTTTACGTTGATATTGTTCAGCTAAAGCTTGTGTTGGAAAATATTTTTTAAATATACCTAATAAACCTTTAGCAGAATAATTAAGATTTTCATTTACAACACGAAATCCACCTGATTCATGTCCACATTGGGCTAAGAAATGTGCTACTTCAACTGGTGTATCAATACCAAATTTAGTCATTACATCAGGAATCTGAGCGATTACTGTATCAGGAATATGTCCTTTTAATTTATTTAAATCCATACTTTATAATTTTCAATAAATATTATTGAGTAACTACTCTACCTTGAATATCAGTATTAGGGAATCTTAACTCAAATACTGCTGGGTCTAATGATGGGTATACATTACCATTTTTAGTTGCGCCTGCTATATCGTACCCGTAAGGGGAGTAATTTCCACCTTGTTTATTTACTATTTCAAGTTTAACTACAGATTGAACACCTTTAACTTGTAAAAGTTTAGATATAATATCTGATAAAATAATTGGTTGGTTAATTTGCCAATTATCTATATTAAAATGATTTTGTAAAACAGTAACACAATTAGTTAATATTTCTTTATTTGAATATCCACTTAGTATTGTAATATCAAAATTAACACCAATATTAATATAAAAAGCATCTCTAATATTAATAGCATCAGTAACCATCCTATATTGATTAATATAGGTTACTAAATTATTTTTTAATGATATTGGTGCTTGTGTTAATTGTTTATTACTATTATAAGATAAAATATATAAATCAAGAGCAAGTGGATTGTATTGTGGAATAGTAGCTACTGTTTGTTGTGGTGTTCTATTAATATCTTGAGAGATATAGGCTTTAGCTACAGTACCATAATCAGAAGGCATTGATAATGCTCTTACAATATAATCATCCTTAGTTACAGCTCTTAATTGAGTTGAATAAGAATATAATGCGTTTTGGCGAACTTCATCTGTTGTATCTCCATCTCTACCACCAGAGGATGGAATTGGATTTGCAGATATTACACTAGCTAAAACAGAGGCAGATAAAGGACCAGGTGTATTTTTAAAATAAACACCTGAGGTGTCAATGATTGTTAAATCATTAGCAGGCACGTTTGAGGTAATACCACCACCTACTAAATAACTTACATTTAAACTACCAACAGGAACTAAACCATATTCTTGAGTAAAGAATACAGATGCTTCATTATAATTATTAGTTAAATTAGAAATACCAGGAACTGATCCAGCAGCAATTGAATTAGCAGTTGGAATTACTTGACTATCAGTATATGTTTGAGATAAACCTGCGCCGAATTCAAGTTGTAAAGTATTATCAGATAAAAGTCTAGATACAAAACGTTGAGGTACTCTTTCAATTTGTAATAAATAAGGTACCTGATCAGTAGCAAATGATGGATTAGCTATTTTTTCAAAAATCGAAGATTGGGCTAAATAAGGTACTTCATACCAAACATCATTTACACCACCACTCCCAGTTACTGTTAATATTTGTAAAATATTTGAATCAGTAATATTAACTGTTCCAAATTTTTGATTTTGTGGAGGAGTTACAGTAGTATTTTTTATTTCAGCTGATATAGCAGGAACTGATTTTTTAAATAAGAAGTTATTATTATCATAAAAAGTAATCTCAGCACTTCCTGTTTCAGTAAAATCAATTTGTTGTGTAGTTAAAAATCTAATTCCTGTAGAAGTAGATGTTAAATAAGTATTAGCTGGAATAATTAGTCCGTATGTATTATAATCTGGTGATGATACTCCACCACTTGAGGTAATAGGAATTAATTGATATACATCTACAATTGTATTTGATGCATATGATGCTTTAGGACGATAACCCATAACATATGACATTGCATATAGGTTTTCTTTTTCCTTAGCGTATAATAAGAAATTTTCTTGTACTTGAGTATCTAAATAAAATGAGGTAACATCACCAACATACGAAGCCATTTCAATAAATAAATTACCTGGAGTAGATTCAGTGAAATCGTTATATGTTGTTGGAAAGTATGTTTTAGCATACTGTTGCAACGCTGCTTTAAAGCTTGTAAAATCTTTATTTAAATACGATATATTTTTATCCTCGTTAGCCATTATTATTGAAATTGTACTGTTACTTGATCTGGTGTATTAGATATGTTTAAAATATAATCAACACTTAAGCTAACTAAATTATAATCAGCATTTGGTGTTACAGTTATATTAGTTAATGTTATTTGAGGAAGATAAATAGAAACACTATTTGTTAAACTTGCTTTTAATAGTTCTATATTTTCCTCAGTTATATGAGCAAATAAAAATCGTCTTAATTCAGTTCCAAATCCAGGATTCATTACTCTTTCTCCTGTTTCTGTTAATAATAAATTAATTAAGTTAGATTTAATTTGATCCTTAGTAGTATAAGTACTTTTAAATACACCAGGTGCATTAAAAGGCAGCGATACCCCAATTGCAATATTTTTCTGTAAATCTAATGGATTTACTCGTATTACGCGAGGTATTGGCATATTATCCTAAGTTTCTTAATCCTGATAAATCCTGAGCAGTCATGTTAGCAGCAGCGTCTTCAATAAAAGCCATAAATGGATTATCTGCTTTAGGATCTACTTTTAATTGTGGTTGAGCTTGAGGCGTGTCGTAACCAAACATGGCCCCCATTTTACTACGTAAAGCCGATTTAGTATCAGCCCCCATCGGTACATCATTGCTAGAAAAACTAACGGTTCTACCTTCAGTTAATTCTTGCTTTCTTTGCTCTAATAACATCACACCAATTTCTTCACGAACTGCTTCGCGAACCGCTTCTTTAATTAATTGTTTAAATAATTTTGCGTTCATATTTATAAATATTTTATCCTTGTAAGTTTTGTTGATCAATAACTAGTTTCAATTGTTCTATTAAATCATTAGGATCCTGGGTGAATGAATATTCACTTTTAAGTTGTTCTAGCCCATCCCTATTAATAGCTACGGCATAACGGCGTTTGTTACCTTTAACGACAAATTTTAAATCATTTTCCTCTTTAATTTTAAATTTAAATCCTTTGTATGGAGGATAATCTAAACCAGTTGGTAAAAAGAAATTAGACAATGCTGTTAAATTATCTAATGATTTTCCGTCTAATTTTAAGCTAATTTCCTTTAATCTTTCTTTTAATTCTTTTATTCTATTAACCTCGTTTCCTAGTAATGTAGTAGCAATAGCTATAACAGTAGTTAATGCTGCTACTAATGCTAATAGTCTTGTTAATCTTGGTTGTAATTTTATTTGAACAGGAATTAAAAAAGGAAAAGGTAAGTTTATTATCACAATAAAACCAGCTATTATAGCTGAAATTGTAGCTAGAATTCTTGTTATTTTTTGTAAGGAATCTCTTAATTTTTCTAATTTTTTAGCACTATTGTTAATTAATGTAATAGCATTATTTCTTAAATTAGTAGCAATAATAACTGTTTGTTCATCTTTTACTTGTGTATCAATATAAACATTTACTTGATCTACTAAAAGTTCTAATTTTTTTCTTTGATTAATTATATTAAAAAATTGTTTAATAAGCTGTAGAGCAATTACAGGTGCTAAACTTTTAGCTGTATTAGTAGCTACTTGTTTAGCTAAATCTATACTAGATTTTGTTTCATCACTTTGAGATTTCTTTCTTAATCCTTTTAATCTAGTTTTTAAAGCTTTTTGATTTTGTCTTATTTTAGTATAAGGATCATTTTGTATAGCATTTTTATCTTGTTGTATTTTTTCTCGCTGTACATTAATAGCTGCTATTTCTGCTCTATAGGCAACCTCAGCTGCAGCTTTAATATCGTTATACTGTTTTTCAGTAATTTGTTTTGAATTATAATCCTTTTGAGCTTTTTCAACTGTTGCTTTTTGTGTTTCTCCTGCTTGTTGTTCTTTAATAGTTAATGCTTGTAATTCATTATCTAATTGACCTGTTTTAGATTGATTACCAACAATCAGTTTTTCTTTATTTTTATCTATAAGTTGAGATCCAAAAGTTTTAATGGCAGTAGCAGCTGATATTGTTTTTAAAATATCAGGCGATATAACAGGTGCTACATTTATTTTATTTTTATCTGCCATTATGATGTAAATACTTTTTGTGATGGAATTTTTTCTATTAAATCACACATGCGTTGAGCATCCTTAATTAATTCTTTACCAGCAGCATTTATTCCTAACATAGGAGCACCCTCAGGTACTCCAACAGCACTAGATAAATAACTAGCTAATTTAGTTAATGTTTGTTGTAAATGTTCAAATAAATTAGTTGTTTCGTACCCTAATAACACTGGTTGAGGGATATTATTACTATTATAAGGACCTAAAAATACTGAGTTTGAGTTTAAATGCACTCTTGTATCGGCATTTAAGTTAATAATATTTTTAGTATTTATTTCAACGTTAGTGGTAGCAAAAATCATTACTTCATCTTTTTTAGAGTTTAAAGTAACACGATCTGCATTTATAATAACTTGAGCATTAAAATAATCAGGTGCATTTAAAGGATTAGTTAAATTATTTAATACACCTGTTTTATCAGTTTGTAAAGGTAATTTTTGAGTTGAGGTTAAATAAATAGAAGATGCATCTAAATTTATTTTTTCAACATGGTATTTTTCACCAGGTATATAAGCAAATCCATTTGATAAAATAGTAATTGGACTATCATCTTTACCTATGCTACTCCATTCATTTAATTTACTAAATAAAGTTGTTGTAGTAGAAAACCTAATAGCATTGCCTTGTCTACCTTGTAAAATATGATCACCTTCAAAAGGTAATAAAGTTTTAATTTGAGGATTTTCTACAAACGTAGCTCCTAAACTAGCATCTTTATCTGCTGGTTGAGAATTTTGTTGTTGGTTACCATAGAGATTAATGGTACTAATATAATATTTTTGAACAGAGGTATTTGATACCTGAGAGGCAGGTGATGGTAAATCCTCTAAAAATACTAATTCACCTAATACTGGGTAGTATTGGAATTGAGGGTAAAGGGGTTTAGCAACTTTACAATTATTTAAAAAATTATTATCAACTGTTCCAGTAGTATCCTTTGCTTGATCATAATCAAGATAAAAAATAGTTCCTACTCCATTATAACCACCTGCTTTTTTAAACATTTCAGGTGTTGGAGTTCCATCAGTAGTAACAACCCCATAAACTCTACCTACTTGAGCTTTTTTAATAGCTGTAAAGTTATTTTTACCTATAGAAGATACAACAGCCGATAAATTTTCTCTTACTCTCATTTTGCTGCCTCAAGTTGCACTACAGGTGCTTGTTCAAGTAATTTTTGACCTTGTTCTTGTACTGATTTTTGTTCCTCTAATAAAGCATTAATTTCATCCATATTAATTAATTCGGTTCCACTACTTGCATTAATAGTTGCGGCACGTTGTGCAATAGCTGCCATCTTAATTAATTGTTCGTTGTTTTTTACATTAACATCAATTAAATCCTTAACGGTAGGCATTAACATTACTGCGGAACCTGCGTTAGATGTGGCCATTGGTTTCATAGTATCTATGAACTCTCCAATTTGCTTATCAATATCTTTATTATTTTTGTGTATTTTTTTAAACAAATCCGATAAGGACATGCCATCAAATACCTGTACGTCATCAAAATTAGCCATAAAATGCGTTTACCAATAAATATGAATACTTAAATCTTTATATATCCGTGTTGATAATATTCATTATACAATTGAACATAAATGGTTTTAAGCTTTTTAATTATTTTAGTAATCTGAGGTGTTGATACGTCTGTTATTTCGCGTATATAAATGTATAATGCTTTTTTATTAAATATTTCCAATGTTTCACGTTTACGAAATAACTCAACAATAGCATCAGCGGTTTGAGCATCTTGTTTTTTAGGAAATAATCTATATATGTGAGTGTCAATATACTTAATATATTGATCCATAAAACTTAATTCATCAAATGCATTTTCTATATTTTTATCGTTTTCATATAGTAACATTTGTTCATCATCAGATTCATCTACATCAGCTTTTTCTTGAAGCTTTTTGTAGTTGTTCTCATTATAAACAATTAGATAGCGTTTAGCAATAGTACCAAAGTAAGAAAATGCTTTACCCTTAGTTGGGTTGTATAGATGAAGTTTTTCAAGTAGAAATGTAATTACCTCATGTTTTAACTCCTCAATCGTATCAGTATCGGTATAATAGAATTTAAACGTATGAATAATATTTTCAGCTAATTTATAAAAGCCATATTCAATACGCTCGTTGTAAATACGATTACGTTCAATTTGATCGCTAGATGCTAAATATTCTACAATTGCATCTTCAGTGTCTTGAGTAAAGTAAATACGAGGTTCTTTTGGTTTGCGTTTACGCGGTTTACCTCGTTTAGTTAGTGCTAAAGTTTCATCAGCAAAGATGTCAGCACCATAATTATCGTAATATGACATAGTGATTTTCCTAGTTTTACTCCCAATATAGTGAGAGAAAATCACATAACCAAACTAGCCTCTAGTATTATTAAATTCATTAATGATGGTTTGTATTTCCCTCAAATTTTGAAAGAAAGTACCTACTTCATCATCAGTTTGAAACGCACCTAAAGTATCTAATTCTTTAAGTTTTTCATTAGAGTTATTAATAATAATACTAATAGCATCAATATATTGACGTTGTTGATCAACGGCTTTTTCTAGAGCATTATTACGTCTAATAATTAAAAATACTCCAATACCAATTAATTCAACAACATGAATTCCTATTAACCAAAGCCACATCATTATTGAGCGAATTGTTGTGCAAAATCGTCTTGTTCTAAAGAAACGATTTCGTTAATTTTTTCAATTTGTTCTTTTACTTGATCTAAAGATTCCAAAACTTGGTCTTGATCCATTCCTCTGTTCACTTGAAATTTAACCTTGTTGACAGTAGCGTCTAATTGGTTTAATTTATCAAGTACATTGTTTTTAAATTTCATAATATATGTTTATATATAAATATATGACAATTTGTGGTTCCCGCTACCTCTCACGTTTATTCCCGTTCCCTTATTCTCTCAAACCCCGTAGGATAAAGTTACAAAAAATATTTTATACTTCCAAAGAAAAAGGGTATCTTTTTCAAGACACCCTTCTTAATATAAAGTTAAACTAATTAAGCGTTCTGACCCATTCCACCACCTTTACCTGTTGTAGAGGTAGAAGTAGCAGCACCACCAGTAGATTTATCAAGAGCTTGTTTTAATCCTGGTACTTTGTTTGCTAATTTAGCAAGAGCAGCTACTACAGCTACTGGAATAGCAACACCAGCTTCAGCAGATCTGAAAAGATCTTGGATCATATCCATAGTAGCAGGAATGTCAAGACCTTCATCCATTTTCTCTTTCTTATCTTCGTCTTTCATTTTTTTCTTTTCAGCTAATACAGCTTGTAATTCTTGGCGAACCATTTCTTTTAATTCGCTCTTAGTTAATTTCTTTTTAGTTTCCATTTCTTTGATGGTATTAATTTTTGGTGATTGTTTTAAAATTGTTTTTACAGCTTCCAACTGTTTTGGATCATCAACAGCTACCTCAAATGTTTTCTCTAGTTTATTATCTACCATTTGATCAGTATCTAAAGCAACACCTGCTTTTTCCATACGATTCAAAAACGCAGCTTTATCTTCGAGAGCAAATTTAAATGTAGCCATCAATGTTTGACAATAAATATACACAAGATATAAAACCCATTCATAGCCTTGCACCTACCACCTCCACTACCAATATCCGTATATACGCTACTTATGATAGCCTTATATACGCTATTTATAATATTTGCTTTAACATTTTCTCTCCAAAATGCAATGCAGTTTTATAATGAAGATAGATAGAAACAACAGTAGAAATAATCGTAACGATTGGTATTAAAAAAAGCTCTATCAGCCTAATATTTGCAATATAAAGTAAAACATGCGCTAGCATCCAAAATACTAAGATAATTAATTTATTCATTTGTATAATAATTAGTTTGATATTTTTTACCCAGGCGTTCGATAAGAGTACGAGCATCATCAGATGATATATAAAATCCCTCACGCTTTTGATTAAGACGCGCACCAAGGCGCTCGAGTTCAGTGTGGATTTCGCGCTCAAGCATCAATCCATCGGGGCACTTATACACAAATACTGGGTACCATGGCGTAATAACGCCCGTAGCCATATTAATTTGACGCACTCTATCATATACTGTGTTGGTAGTATAGCCTATTTTACATACACCTGGAATGGAGGGATTGCAGAGAACATAGACGTAATGGGGATTTTGGGGAGTGAGAGTAGGATCGACCCAGGCTGCGCCATAATACGTTACTTGCTCCCAACCTGGTTCATTAGGGATGGGAGTAAGTGTGATAGCAATAGCGGATTTCATATTGTATTTGAAATCTAGCTCGGGCACGAGCTTGCGATATAGCTTTGCCTCCTCCTCCGTGATTAGTTTCATAACCTAATTATTTAGGTGGAAGATCGTTAGGGGACTTTGCCTGGACAACACTTCCACTAGCAATTGCTTGAGTGTATTGTTCAAGCGTTAATCCATACTGGGATGCTTCGGATTGGCGTTGTTGCTGAATATATAGTTCAAATGCCTCTTTAGTTAATAACACGTTATCTTGTAGGTATTTTTTCATTTACTTTCGATTATGTAAAGTACTAATTTGTATAACCAAATTATACCACCGATGGCAAATATTGGTATTAAAACGAGTTTTGATTGTTCTGGATATCTAAGTACAATGCTTACTATAAAGGATAGTCCTAATAGTATGAATAGTGTGTAGAAAGCTGCTTTTGTTTTGTTGTTCATGTTTGTTATTTGTCAATAAATGTATATACTTTGTATAGACCAAAAAAGTTGTTTAAAGGAGATTTTGGGGATTTGCAAAGATTTTCGAAAGGGGCTATAGTGGAAACCGCGGACGACGATGGGGGCGACGGGTGACGGGGGACGATGGTAGCGACGGTAGCCGACGTTACGTCGACGACATTACGTTATAGTATATGTGTATATACGCTCGATGGGTAGAGATTGTGTTTCTGTTGAAAATACACATAGTTTTTTTACGTTGACCGCGCCCCATCGATGGACCGCAATTGGCATGGGAGCAGATCGCCATCAAACCGCTATCGGACCGCTAGCAATCGCCGGCGGCCCGATCTCGATTCGACCTTTTACATTTCTACAATTGCCACATCTAATAATTCACCATCGCTGAACACATACACCATATCATCTATTGCCACATTACAATCGCCGTTATTTGCATCATACACATCATCCATGGTTTCGATATCGTAATCGATACCACGTTCGTTTAATTCAACGATAAATTCATTTGCACTCATTGTTTCTGCTAATGTTGTGATTTGGAAGTTCATGTGTTTAATTTTTAATTGTGGTATGAATATATGAACGGGGCTTTGCCCCGTCCTATTTAATTTACTCTGGAGTGCATATCCATTATTTCACTCACACTCTCATCCCCATATCCCTTAAGTGCCAACTTATAATTTTCCATTAGTTGATTGAATTGGGGCAGACACTCAGCTGCAGTACGTCCTTTTAATCCATAATATTTCTTGATCTGGGTGAATGTAATATTTTTGAATTTCATCCCTTTAGCCATCAAGCTAAGATTATATTTGTGTACTGCAAGTTGATACCCGAAATAATCAATCGATCCCTCTCCCATACTTACCTCTGGTGTTTTGAGAGTGCCGTTGATTGTGTTTTTTAATTTTTGGTTAATGTGAATATACGAGCTATATTTCGCCTAGCCCTATTTACTTCATTCCCACATACGTTCTTCCATCCTCACCCTTAATAGTGTATGTGTTATTTTTTCCCCACAGTTGACGTCTTAAATGTTCGATATCTTGTTTTTGCTCTTCCATTATACTGAATAATAGGAATATTATAGCTCCCATCATTGTAATAAAGGCAAATGATAGATCAAGTGTGGTTTTAGATTGAATGAATAGGTAGAAGGATAAGATTGCTAATACCATACTTAAGATGCCATGAATTATTTTCATACGTTTTAATTTTATAACGTGAATATATGAGTGGGGCTCTGCCCCACCCCATTTACTAGTTACCTTTATTAATATGTAATTGTATTAACTGGGTTAACTCGTTTATGTACTGTTGTACTTTGTAGTTATCTATTAATTTGTTGTTTTTAATAGTAACACTTACAGTTACATCTTTAGTTGTGTTTTTTAATTTACTCATATATTAAATATAAGTAATTAATTACGACCAGCCCTAAAATCGATTATAGTGTTTAGGTAATTTAGGTCCAGCAGGTTTAGAGTAATCACGT